ATTATTATTTATAATATAGTAATAAAAAACTTAAACTATATAAAAATAGAAATAAACTATGACATCTAAAATTAACAATCTAACTCTATTTTTTTAAGTTTTGATAATGCTCCTTGAATATCACCTAAAGATGGAACTTTTAATCCATTATTATTATTAATTTTATTTAAAATTTTATCTTTCATTTTTTGTTTTTCATTTTCATTTTCATTGATATCAACTTTTTTTAATTTAAATCCGCCTTTATTTATATTATTTAATAAATCTAATTTAATAGATGGTTTTGGTAATGAATTTATAGATGAATTAGTATTATTAATAACATTAGATATAGTACTAGTAGTAGTATTATTATTAACAGTATCTCTAGATACATTATTATTTTTTACATAGGCACCTAAATGAGGATTACTAATATAATGTAATACAGTTGTATAAGGAGCATTTTCAGGATAATCTATAATGCGTTTATCTAATCCTGCTAATTCTATTTTTTGTTTAATCGCATCTTTTGGAATACCTACTTTTAACATTTTAAAAAACATAGTATATTCAGGTATATGTCCTACTTCAATACTCATTTTTTCACTATTTTTAAATTTAGTAGACACATCATATTTTTTAATACTTTTAGTATCCATACCTAAACAATCAATCGGGTCTAATATATGAGAATTCATTACTCTAGAAGCATACATAAATAAATTAATACCCCATTTATTATTTTTAACCCAAATGTTTTTAACCCAAATAATAGAAATACCATAGGTTGGAACAGGTATGTCCCAATTAAATAAAATTTTACTTTTTTTCACATCATCATTTAAAATACATTTACTTATATTTGTATTTATTGGCACTAAAATTTTTGTTGTTGAATTTTTATAATTTGCATTTTTTTGTTTAATAATACTTATCATATTCTCTTTTTTTATAGTTAATGATGTTCTCTTTTTAATAAGTTTATACATATAATGTTCTAAATCAATAATCCATTGTTTAAAATAACTAACATCTTTATCATTATCTTCATTATTAAATGAAAGTTCTAAAAATGGTTTATCATTAAAATAGATTATATTATTTGGTAAATACATTAATGGTGTTTGAATAATAAGTTTTGTTTTTTCATCTACTACGTTTTGACTCCTTGATTTATTTTCATTTATTTGTAGATTATTATTTATATTATGTGCGTTATTAGTATTTGTATTATTATTTGTTTCATTTAAATAATATATATTGATAAGATTGTAATTATCACTTAAAGAATAGTTAAATGTTTTTCCTAATTTAATTTTAGTTTTATCTATCTCATTAAAATTATTAATTTCATAAGACATTTTTAAATATAACTATATTTTAATTAAATTATAGACTATAAAAATACATTAATTTATATAATAGTTGAATACAAAATAGTTATATTTATATTATACTATTTTATGTTTAAATAATTTAATTAAAATAATAAAAATAAATAATGTAAATAAATAATGTAAATAAATAATGTAAATAAATTTATTATAAGTTAATTGTATTTATAATGTTATTAGTATTTTCTAAATTTTTTTTGTTTAATCTTAGTATGTTTGTGTTAAAATTTTGTTTTTGAGTTGAATCTGCTGTAGGGTAAGATGTTATATCTATTACTACTTCATTATTGTAAATATCTATTAATTTTATTTTATACTCGTTCTGTTTTATAATATCTAATTGTGGTTGATTTATAAATACTTCAGGTTCTATTTCTGATGTAATTGGGTTAAAACTATGTATAATCTTGTTATTTTTTAAACTAAACTCCCCTTCTTGTATATCAGAAAGAAATAAATTACATTCAGGATACAAATAATAATTATTACTATAAATAGTATTACTATTATTACAAGTTTCTAAATTAATGCTAATACTTTTTATTAATGAAGTATTAGCCTCATTATAAATCATTAAAAATAACTTATATTTGTCAGCCTCATTTTCTACTTCTGTAATACCTGCTATTATATCAGTCTTTTTTATAGTATTTATAGCTACATAATTTGATTTTGATAATGATTGACAACCATTAACAAAGAAACAATTAGGTTGTCTATTACATTCATTTTGTGATGAATTGAAATCATTACAAGTTAATTTGATGTTTGTTCCTGATCCTGATCCTGTTCCTGATCCTGATCCTGATCCTGATCCTGATCCTGTTCCTGTTCCTGTTACTAGACCTGACCCTGTTGCTACTCCACTAGTTTGACTATTAGTATTTCCCATAGTATAATTAAATTAAAACAATTATTTTATACTTTAATTAGTTCTTTTATATTAATTATAGATTTTTATATTTTATATAATTACTAATTTACAAATGAAAATATTTATTATAATTGTAAGAATCTTCTTTTAAATTTAAAATAGAATTTAAATTATTATTATTATTTAAATTATGATTTAAATTATTTAAATTATTATGTGAAGATAAATAGTGTTTATTCATTTGTGTTCTTGGTGAATATAAATAGTTAGTTTTATCATTATTTGTAATTGAAATTGAAATATAATTAATCATAATAAATATAATTAATAATACAGCAATAATACCTAGAATAAAGTCCATTTTTATTTTATGTTATAATAGTATTAGTATTAATATTAAAATATATATTATTTATTATTTAGATAATAAAAATAAAAGTATTATGATAAACTATCTAAAATATTTAATAAAATAAATATAATAAAATATAAAAATAAAAATAAAAATAAAAGTAGTATAAATCAAATCAATCATATAAAATATTAAGTTACTGTGAATACTGGTCCTTTACCTTTTAATTTATTTCTAAATTGTTGATATTTCATTATATTTTCATCCATTGAATTTGCTAATTTATTATAAAATCCAGTATATAAATCTTTTTTTAATACATCAGGTGATTTTAAACCTTTTTCTACTAAATATTCATCTTGAGAACGCATATATGTTTGATAAGAAAGTAAATAATCAGGTATATCTTCATATTTTTTTTCACTAAATATTTTCTTAATTTCAGCCCATTTTATAAAAGGTGGAAACATTTGAAGATATTTAGGTAATACACGCCAAGTTAAATAACCTTTAAAAGCATCTGTATCACCTCTCAACATACTAAGAAGTGTATTAGGATCTCTTAAAAATGCACCTTCATCAGTCCATTGAGCAGTATAGAAAAAATCTTGCATTTCATCTAATAGTTTTACCATATCATTACCAGTAATGGGTTGATCTCCTTTATCTTCAATATTTTTAAAATAAAAGCCACCTTTATTTATTTTAGTTTTAGTTTTAGTTTTAGTTTTAGTTTTAGTTTTAGTTTTAGTTTTAGTTTTAGTTTTAGTTTTAGTTTTAGTTTTAGTTTTAGTTTTAGTTTTACTTTTAGTTTTACTTTTATTTTGTGTATCATTTTCATTTTTTATAGTTTGTTCATTTTCATATATAATTTTAGATTGTTTATAAATAGTATTAAATAATACTATTAATTCTTTATCTGTTGTATTTTTATGAATTGATTTATTATTTTGTCTAATTTCCTTTAATAATTTAATTATTTGTCTTTTTATTTTAGATTTTGATTGTTGTTTATTAAGCAATACTATAATATGATTTGTAATAATATTAAATAAAATAAATAATTCTGCTTTATTTATTTTATTTTTAATATTATTTATATTTTTTTTAGTATGTCTAGATTTAGTATGTCTAGATTTAGTATTTACATAAATACTATTTCTTTTTTTTGTAATCATAATTTTTTTATTACTTTTATTTTTATTATTTAATTAGAAATTATATTTATTTAGAAATGATATAATAATTTATATTATGTTTTTTATTAATATAAAAATTGATTTATTATATTAATTAATAATCTAATTATTTAAAACACAAATTATTATATTATTAATTTAATATTAAAACAAAAGTTTTCATAAATACATTTTTATATTATTATTTTATTAATTTAAAATGAGTTCTACTAAAAAAGAAATTAAAAAGGAAACTAAAAAAGAAACTAAAAAAGAAAGAAAATATAAAGTAAGTGAAACACATTTAAGTGATAATGAAATAAATGAACTTGATGATGTTGCTAAAAAATACCAAAAAAAAAGTCAATTAGAACATATTAAAGATTTACCTGATACTTATATTGGAAGCACAGTAAAAGAATTTAATTCTAGTTGGAATTTAGAAAGTAATGATAAATTACATATTAGTAATAGAGAATTTGAGTATGTTCCTGGTCTTCGTAGTATTATTGAAGAAATTTTAGTTAATGCCTTTGATAATATGAATCGTGTTAATCAAAAAAATGCTGTTGAAAATAAACGTCTTAAAAAAGTATCTTATATTAAAGTCAATGTTAATCGTGAAAAAGGTGAAATTTCTATTGAAAATGATGGTGAAGGTATTGATGTTGTTTTACATCCTACTGAAAAAATTTATGTTCCTGAAATGATTTTTGGTAATTTACTTACATCAGGTAATTATAATAAAGAAGAAGAAAAAATTACTGGAGGTAAAAATGGCTTTGGTGCCAAACTTACAAATATATTTTCTACTTATTTTGAAGTTCAAACAATTGACCGTAATCGTAAATTAAAATATACACAAGTATACCGTGATAATATGAGTATTAAAGAAGAACCCATTATTGAAAAATATAAAGAAAGTCCTTATACACGTATTACATTTATTCCTGATTATGCTAAATTTAATTTAACTGGTATGTCAGAAGATTTAGAATTACTTATTAAAAAACGAGCAGTTGATATGTTTGCGTGTTCTCGAGGACAACTTGATATTTATTTTAATAATGAAAAAATAGAACTTGAAACATTTACTGATTATATGAAACTTTATATTGAGCCTGATATGACGACCATTTCGTGTAAGCCTAATGACCGTTGGGAAATTGGTGCTTGTATGAGCCCTAATTTTCAATTTCAACAAGTTAGTTTTACAAATGGTATTGGAACTCAACGAGGTGGAAAACACGTTGATTATATTGTTAAACAAATTACTAAAAAAATGGCTGAATTTATTAATAAAAAAAAGAAAGCTGATGTTAAAGAAAGTTTTATTAAAGACAATTTAATGGTCTTTATTAATGCTACTATTGTCAATCCTGCTTTTGATAGTCAAACGAAAGATACATTAACCACTCTGCCAAAAAATTTTGGAAGTGAATGTGTTGTGCCACCAACTTTTGTAGAAAAACTTGCTGAAAGTGGTATTATGGAAAGAGCACTTGCGCTTAATGATTTTCGTGATACACAAACACTTAAAAAAACAGATGGAGTTAAAAAACAACGTGTATTAAATATTCCTAAATTAATTGATGCCCATTACGCAGGCACTAAAAAAGCCGACCAATGCACACTCATTCTTACAGAAGGAGATTCAGCCAAAGCAATGGCTGTGGCAGGTATTAGTGTTATTCCTAATGGACACGATTTATATGGTGTTTATCCATTAAGAGGTAAATTATTAAATGTAAATGATAAAGAAGATCTTATTATTGCTAAAAACAAAGAAATTTGTGATATTAAAAATATATTAGCATTAAAAGAAGGTAAAGATTATAAAGACGTAAGTGAATTACGCTATGGACGCATTATGTTAATGACCGATTCAGATGTGGATGGATCTCATATTAAAGGTCTAGTCATTAACTTTTTAAGTAAATGGAATAGTCTTATGAGATTAGACGGGTTTGTTACTAGTCTTCTTACACCTATTGTAAAAGTATGGAAAAAAGGAGCCAAAAATGGTAAATTAAATGCTAAATCATTTTTCACATTAAGTGCCTATAATGATTGGATTAGTGCTCATAATGGTGGCAAAGGTTATGAAATTAAATATTATAAAGGGTTGGGATCAAGCACTCCACAAGAAGGTAAAGAATATTTTAAAGAATTTAAAATTGTGATTTATCATTGGGACGACGAAGCCTCAACTACTGTTAATATGGCATTTGCTAAAGATATGGCTAATAGTCGTAAAACTTGGTTAAGTGAATATGATGAAAATGCTATTTTAGATATTAATCAATCATCCGTTTCAATTAGTGATTTTATTAATAAAGACCTAATTCATTTTAGTAATTATGATAATCATCGTAGTATTCCTAGTATTTTTGATGGATTAAAACCTAGTTTACGCAAAATTATGTATTGTGCTTTTAAACGTAATCTAAAAAGTGAAATTAAAGTAGCCCAACTTGCAGGTTATGTAAGTGAACACGGTGCTTATCATCACGGTGAAATGAGTTTAAACGGAGCCATTATTAATTTGGCACAAAACTATGTTGGAACAAATAATATTAATTTATTAATGCCAGAAGGACAATTTGGATCGCGTTTAGAAGGTGGTAAAGATAGTGCCGCTCCTAGGTATATTTTTACATACCTTTCTAAAATTACAAATGTTCTCTTTAATAAAGAAGATATACCTTTGTTGAAACGTAATACTGATGATGGTGAATTAATTGAACCAGTCTTTTATATGCCGATTATTCCTACTATTTTGGTAAATGGAACACTTGGTATTGGAACAGGCTGGTCTACAAATATTCCTCAATTTAATCCTTTAGATATTATAAATAATATTAAATGTTTAATGAACGGTGAACCAGTTATTCCAATGAATCCTTGGTATAGAGGATTTCGCGGTAATATTATTCGTTTAGGAGATAATAAATGGTTAAGTAAAGGTGTTTTTACTATTATCAATAATAATACTTTAGAAATTACAGAATTACCTATTGGTTATTGGACTTCTGATTTTAAAGAATTATTAGATATGTATGAAAAAGGATACAAAGTCGATTTACCTACACCTACTGCTAAAAAAGGTAGTAAATCATCTAACATTAAATTGCCTAAATGGGCTGATTATACTGAAGAAGATGGTAAATTAATTAAATCTTATAAAAATGAAAGTTCAGAAGCCAATATTAAATTTACATTAACATTTAATCCTAAAATTATGAATAAATTATTAAATGGAACTGATAAGATGGGGTTAACAGAATTAGAAAAATTATTTCATCTTAGTGGGAGTATTAGTTGTTGTAATACAATGAATTTATATGATGAACATAATAAATTGAAAAATTTTCAAAGCCCAGAGGCTATTCTAGATTATTATTATACACATCGCTTACATTATTATGAGTTGCGAAGACAAAATATTATTAAAAATCTAGAACAAGACTTATTTCTATTATCTACTAGAGCACGATTTATTCTTGATGTCATTAATGATGTTGTTAAAATTCGTAATATTCCTAAAGCCGAAGTCATTAAACAATTAGAAAACTTAAAATACCCTAAAATGGTTAATAGTATTCTTACACATTTAGATACAATGACAGAAAAACAAAGGAATGATAGTAGTTATGGTTCTTATGATTTCTTAATTGGTATGCCTATTTACAATCTTACAAAAGAAAAAGTAGATGAATTATTAAAAGAAAAAGAAAATGTTGAAACCGAATTATCTATTATGAAAAGTAAAACAGATAAACTATTATGGGAAGAAGACTTAAAGAATTTTGAAGGTGAATATAAAAAACATATGAATGATTATTGTGATTATATGGCAATTGATCCAAAAGTAATGGAAGCATACAATACTTATAAATCTGGTAGTAAAAAACTTTTAATGAAAAAAAAATAAAGTTATTAGTTATAAAATAATAAAACTATAAAACTATAAAATATATTTTTTTAAATAAAATATTATATATTATATAAGATAAAAAAATAATATTATAATGGAGGAAAAATTAAAACAAAAATTACCTAAACTAATATTTGATAAATTAATATTTAATAAACCTGCTATTAATTTACGTACAACAACATTTTTATCAAATATAGAAAATAATAATGAAATGGAAAAATTAGATAAAATTATTAATAATGGATGTGTAAAACAAAAAAGTTTATATGAATTAAGTGAACCTAAAATAATAAATGGATGGAATGTTCGTGTGATAAAAAAAGATACAAAAATATATAAAACATTTCAAGGATTTTTAAGTGAAAATGATATAATTAATTATAACAAAAATAATTTAAATAGACCATCATGGTTTGGAAATAAATATTTAGTATATGCAATTACAACAATTGATTGGAATTCTATTGTAGCATTTACAGTTATTAAAGATTTAATTTTAATTGATTATTTTAATGAAAATAATTTAAATAGACTAATTAAATTAATTAATGATAATGAAATAATTGATACACTAAAAATTGCCAGCGGTTTTAAAGTATCATTAGTAAATCAAATAAAATATTTACATAAAGTATATAATTGGAATGAAATATGGGTATATAAACAACCTATTTTGCCTGATAAGACCTACTTATATTGTAAATCTAAAAAAAAAGAAAATTTTAATCCTATAGGTGCGATACGTAATATTCATACCAATGATTTAAAAATTTTTGATTTAGTTTTATCTAAATTTCCAAAAATAGATGGAATTATTAGAGAACAAATACAATCTAGTATTGATGAAAATGGTATTTTCTATCATGAAGAATTATTAATTAAAGGTAAAAGCCAACTTGAAAAAATAAAATTTGATTATAATAATCCTTTATGTTGGGTAAATTGGAATATAAAAGATCTTAAAATACCTAAAGAAGGAATTAATTTATTATATAGTGTTAATAAATTTACAAATCCTAATTTACTTTCACCAAATAATAATTTTAAAATTATTAAATTTATATTAAATAATAATTATGATAAATCATCTCTAATAAAATTTAATAAATTTGATAAACTAATTTTTAGTTATAATGTTCATAATTTTATAAATTTACAATTAAATATAAAAAAGAGAAATAATATAAATAATATATTAAAAATGATTAAAGATATTAATAATAATATAGAATTACTTTGTTTTCAAGAAATTAATTTTAATAATAATTTAGAAAAATTATATTTTGAAAATAAATTAGAAGAATTAGGATATATAAATAATATTTATGTTAAAAATGGTGATAATACAACAAAAGATACATTTATTAAAATACCATTAATTGGTTGTTTTACTAAATATAAAACAATAACAACTAAGTTAAAATTTACAATAGATACTTTAGAAATAAAAAATAATATATTTAATAATAATAATATAATAAATTCATCTTATTTAGATTTTTATAATTATTATATTCAAAATATAAAAAATATACAAAATGAAAATCGAGAACAAATATTAATTAAAACAAAATCTTTTGGGTTAGTATGTGTAGTTCATTTATCTATTGGGATAAGAATAAATCAAGATATATATAAAATAAAACTAATTAATAAATTTAATAGTGTATATCGTATTTTACAATTAACTAAAATATTAACAAATAATCCTGATACAATAATAGGAGATTTTAATTTTACAATAAATGATGAAGAATATAAGTTTATGTTATCACAAGGTTATATATTAACTGATAATATAAACAATAAACAATGGAGCACACCACATAATAGAGTTGATTTATGTTTTACAAAAAAACAATTGGGAAAAAATTATTTAATAAAATCTAATTATAGTGATCATTTACCAATGATACAAGTTAATTATAATAAATAATAAAACTATAAAATTATAAAATAATTTAATATTAAGATGAAATAATATGTTCTATATCTAATTCATCATTATTAGATAATTCTTTTAATTTTTTTATATTATTTTCGTGTTTAAGAATATGTTTAATATTTCTTCCTCTATCTTTTTTCATATTATTATAAGCATTTAACTTGCCTAATGTATTTTCATTTTTAACTAAAGTTTCTTCTAGTTTTTCTCTTTCATTAAGTTTTTTTACAAATTTTGTATTAGGATAATGTGATAATTGTAATTGATTTGCTAGTTCTCCATATTCAACTTTACCATATTTTTGATTTATCTCACAATTTTCAATAGAATTATCATTTAATTCTTTATTAATAATATGTCTTTTTTCTTTTTGTTTAGAAACTTGTGTAGTAAATATATCTTTTACTATAGGTTTATCATTTATTTGTTTAACATAATTAGAAATTTGTTTTCTATTTTTATCATTATTATTATCTGTTTCATATGAAATTACATTTTCAATTCCCCAATTTATTTCATTTTTAGTTTCAGTATCTAATATACATTCACCTAATTCTTTTCGTAAATTAGATAAACTATTATTAAATATTTCATTATAAACATCATTTTTAATAGTTGTTATATTATCCATAAGGGCAAGTTGTTCTTCAAAACATAAATCATTTTTACAATCTATCATAATACTATATAAAAGCGTTGTGCTATTATTAAATATTTCTTTACGAAACTCACGTAGTTGAAATACATCTATTGATGGCTCATTACTATTGTTATTGTTATTTGTATTATCATTATTATTATCATTAGTATTATTTGTATTATCATTAGTATTATTAGTATTATTTGTATTATCATTATTTGAATTGTATTTTAAATAAGATATAGTAGAATGTTTTTTATTAACTTTATAAAAATTTTTATTTTCATTACGATTATAAACTATCTTTAATATTTTAATACAGGCTTTATGTCCAGAACGTAATATTTCTAATTTTTCTTTATTTGATAAAAAATCAGTATTTTCTTGACCGAATGGATTAATATGTTGAATAATTATATTATTAGTAATATTTATTTGTCTATTATCTATAGTTCCATTATTAGTATTATCATTATTATTTATTGTATTATTTGTTATAATATTAATACTATAACATTTTTTATTATTTATATGTCTTGTTAAACTTGATTTATGTTTAAATAATTTATTACATTGCTCACATTGTATTTTATTAGTATTACTTGTATTACTTATTTTATTATTATCATTATTATTATTATTATATTTACATCCATATACACCTTCTCTATGTTTTTTTAATTTACTTGGATATTTATAATCTTTTAAACATAATTTACATATAGATGACATTTATTATTAATAATAATTTATTATTAGTAATAATATATTACTAATAAAGAATATATTACTAATAAAGAATATTATTATTTTTATTTTTAAATTAAAAATATTATTTAAATTCTGGAAAAATACACTAAAATAATAATAAAGTATTTAATTTAATAATAATTTTACAATAATTATAAAATGTATTTTTATTTTCGTCTCTCAAAATTTAGAAAAAAAAGTACACACCCCTCCTTGAACATAGTTGCAAAGTTCAGTTTTTACCCGCCCGTCGAGTAGTGATTTTACACCAGTCGAGTAGTCGAGTGGAGTTTCACT